GTTTAAGGTATTGAACCCCCAAGTTAATGATCTATCGGCTCACAAGGCTAGATAGAAGTTAACACACGAACTTCCCATTCCAAGAGTTCGTGAGTGTCGGTAACACATTACATGTTGCCGAATAACCATTACTGGTTATCTTTGCTCGGGTTTTACGCCGAAAAACGACTTCTGGTAAACTGAACATGAGTCCAGTTTCGGGGTGCTTGAGCCTTACGGCTTTCGCACCTTTCAGAGCAACACCCATGAGCCAAGGCTCATGTCTACGTTCAATTAGACGACTCACGTCGATAATTGGAACGTGGATTAGTTCCTGCCACTCCCACATTGCTTGTCCCCTGAGGAATTTGCAATGAGGAGAAGTCAAGTGTTCATCCCCTAACGCATCGATTCCAGTGTCAACCTCCCCCTTACGGGGTCGGAAGAATCTGTAATCAATTGGAAGTGCACTCATCATGAGTTCACGACCAGGAGCGAAGAACTGTGAGGTTCGGTCGCTACGCTGCGTTAAGTTGAAGTACTTGAAGAAGCATTCGATTTTATCGAATGCAAAGTCAAGGGTGAAGGGACGTACGTCCTCGCCGTTGAACCAATCCGTACCGCACGACTCCCGAAAAGGGCCTTCTAAGAAGGTTTTCTCGGTGTTTGTAGCAAAACCATAATGTTTTAGCATAGCTAAAACTTTGGTCACGTGTTTCTTGCGAACGATGATGTCATCCCCGTAGACCATAAAGTCTACTCCGGGGACACCAGCGCCGCTACCAACACATATAGCCGCAAACATGAGCGTTTGGACCGGAAAGCAGAAACCATTCCCCATACTACAGAGCATTTCATAGCGAGTTTCCTTGCCATCAAATGAGAGGTAGTGACTGCGAGTCCTATCCAATAGGCTAAACCAGTCTGGGGGATAAAGGTACTTAACAGGTTTTATTGCAACGCTATTGCTAGCGTTACGCAAATCCACTGTTACGAAACCTTCGCCCGAATCATCTAATGACCCTTGATAGGCCATCTTTTGATTCAATCCTTGATCAGATAGATCAATACCAACTTTAAGGAGTTTCCTCCGCATATTAGTATCAATGCCTTTCTGAAAGAATCCGTTTAAGAGCGGTTCTGTCGCGATAGACCGATGGGTCTTCGCTGTTTTCAACACAAAGCCAAGTTTATTGCTGTTCACCACTTCCAGTCGAGCGAGGTACCTTTCAAAGGCATTCTCGTAATCGACACAGGCTATTTTGCTACCATCATCGTATTCTTTGAAACCCAAGAGGGTTTCAAAGTAATGATGGTTGCGCATTAGCCCGCCGAAGGCGTGGTGTATTGCGCCGGGTGACACGGTCCACTTTTGCTCATCCGAAATTTTTCGAATGACATGGGTGGCATCGCCGTGAACACCTACTGAGGCGCCTTGGCCAAAATCGCACTCTCTCATGATAGCTGTATAGCTTGGAGTAGAACCAATTACGGTTCTGATCCAAGCCATGGCCAGCTTCCCCTGTGCTCTGAACAGATCCTTTGCAGGATCTGCGGCAAGCAAATCGAACTTACGATTAATTCGCCCACATCGCCTTTCGGCTTTGAAAAACGAACGGATCGCAGCCTCTTTTGGATCGAGCTCAACGAGCTTGGAATCCCAAGGGTACTTCTTAATGAGGAGAGCGAACTGATTGGCTACGAAATGCAACGTAGCGTCAGTATACTTCTGTGCTGACAGGCAATCAGCCTGAGCGTAAACATCCGGCCAATCTCGGCGCCTCAGGGCATCCGAGAGAGGTTTTAAGATGTCGTAGCTCTTATGGCTATGCAGCAAACGCGCGAGTAATCGAACGTAAAGTTCGAATGATTGGCGTTTCAACATCTCCGTCGTCTGACGGAGGTGCTGCTTGCGACGATGTTCTTTGGGGTTCATCACGATACTCCTTAGATTGACTACCAACCGCTCGCGGTATGATAGCAAGAATGATAACGACAGACAAAAGCATGCCTGTCATGGCTAGGACGAATGCGTTCAAAGCAATTCAACCATGCTCGTTAGAACATGATTGCTTGAGCTTTGACGTGAGTCTTGAAAGCCGCGGATGCAATATATGCACCCATATCATTCAACATCGCATCAATGTCAGCTGAAGCAGCCCCAACGGGCACCGACATGCTAAAATCGCTAATAGCATCGTGGGCGCTCGTCACGGCCCCGGTAAGCGCAAGCGTCCGGGTGAGTTTGGCATCAGTGCGGCTTACGCCCGAGAGGTTAACCGTTGGCTTCGCAGCAACGCGGCTCAGTTTGACGATGTCCTTAACGGACAAAGTATTCAGAGGTCCAGCGTACGTTGCGTAGTTGGCGGTATTGCTATCGAGAGCGTAAACTTTTGCATTAACAGAAAGGGACATTATAGTCTTTCATAAGGTTAGTTAGTCGATCATTGCGATTGACGTGTATGATTGAGCGTTTCCGCCCAATCACGATATGCT